GTTGAAACTTAAGAGTTCGAAAGAATTTAGTGATGAAATAGAAAAACAAGTTTCCAAATTAAACAGTTCGTATATCGATACAATCACATACTACTGTGAAAAGAATAATTTAGAAATAGAAAATGTAGTTTCTCTGTTGAGTCCTTTCATTAAAGAAAAAATTAAATACGAGGCAGAAGGACTGAACATGGTTCAGAAGTCTACAGAAAAATTGCCTCTATGATTACCATGTCTGGAAAGAAGATAGATGACTTTGAGGCTTTTAAAATTTATCTTGCAATGAAAAGTCATTTTAATAGTGAGTATGATTTTATAAAGTACAAAGGAAAAGTTTCCCCAAAGAAAGAAACCTATTATAACAGGAGAGACAGAAGAACTTTCGAAGAACTTTCCAGAAGGTTTGATAAAAAAAGTTTGGAAGAATTTTTACTTGCATTGTTCTTGAATGTAACAGAAAATGGTAATCTTGCTATTTCTCGTAATGAGTTTATGTGGACAGGAAATCTTTTAGATAAAGAATCTTACGACACATATAAAAATTGGAAGAAAAGAATTCAAAGTATAAAGTATACTTTTACTAATGATTGTCATGTGTTGTTTACAAGGGCGTCTGAAGAAAATATGGAATTCAATTCTATATTTAAATCTATTGACAATGACTACCCATTTATTGTATTCTTAGAAAAACGTGGAGAACTTTCATTAGAAACGTTAATTATCTTTGAAAAGATTTTTACTTTCATAGATAAGGTCAAAATAAATGATACAACTTATTGGCCTATATATACTAAGAAAGTAAAAGACTATATGTCTTTCTTGGACATAGATGTTAATTATTATGTTAATGTTCTTAGGGACATATTGATTGATGATTATTATGAAGATTATGGTCAATTAATTAAAAAAACTAGTTGACAACTCTTGGATAATATAGTATATTAGTAAAAATACAAAACGCATATAACGTATAAAGGAGAAAATTTATGTCTTTTGCAAACCTTAAAAAAGGTCGCTCTAACTTTGCCCGTCTTGCGGAAGAGTTGGAAAAAACCCAATCCCCACAACAAACCACATCAAATATCGATGATCGATTTTGGAAACCAACTATTGGTAAGGATGGTAACAGTTATGCTGTAATTCGTTTCCTTCCCCCTGCAGATGGTGAAGATATTCCTTGGGTTCGTGTGTTTAATCATGGATTTAAAGGCCCAGGCGGTTGGTTGATTGATAACTGTCTTACTACAATCAACAAACAGTGTCCTGTTTGTGAGTCTAATACTGAACTATGGAATACTGGTTCACAAGACAATCAAAACCTTGCCCGTGATCGTAAACGTAAACTTAAGTTCCTTTCGAACATTTATGTTGTAAAAGATCCTGCAAACCCAGATAATGAAGGAAAAGTTTTTCTTTACTCATATGGTAAGAAAATCTTTGACAAGTTGAACGAGGCAATGAATCCTCATTTTGAAGATGAGGCTCGTTACAACCCATTTGATTTTTGGGATGGCGCCAACTTCAAACTGAAGTATCGCACTGTTGATGGTTATGGAAATTATGATAAGTCTGAATTCGATTCTCAAGAAGCACTTTCAGATGATGATTCAGAATTGGAAACAATCTATAATCAACTATATTCATTGCAAGAGTTTGTAAGTGAAGAGAAGTTCAAGTCTTATGAACAACTCAAGGAACGCCTTGATCGTGTTCTTGGACTTCAACAGTCTGCAGTTTCAGTAGAAACAGATTTTGTTTCTGATGATTCTTCATACTACACTGAACCTACTCAGACTAAATCTGTGCCTGCGCCAGAACCAAAGTCTGTATCTTATGATGAAGATGAAGAAGACGATTCAATCTCATACTTTGAACGTCTTGCAGATGAAAGTTAGACAGTTGGTGGCACTGAAGTGTTAGTGTAAGACACGACACAGAGTCCATACAGGTAATAGAGGGTATACAACACACTCGACCGCCATCTATTATCGCATACAAAGAACTGAGTGTGGGAAAGGGCAGGGAGAAATCCTTGCCTTTTTTTTGTCTTAGATATGTTTAGATTGCATACCGAACATGTAATAATTATATGACAATTTTCTGCACTTGCGAAATAAATATTTGTGTCAGAATCGCTGACAATTCACACATATCATACACAGGAGAATAAAATGAGTGTCGAAGAAATTATTAAGAGTTTGAGTGTTCTTACAGTATCACTTACTATTGTAGCTGCAGTTATGTTTATGTCTATTTTACCGTATGTTAATTAACGGAGAATTAGATGACACAATTAGTATTAACAGCGTCAGAATGGTTAAACATTACCCCCCTTGTAGATTTTATTCGTGAGTTGCAAAAAAGAATAAAATTGAAAAAACTTCAAAAAGAAACTATAAAGGAATTAAATTCCCTATCTGATAGAGATTTGAATGATATTGGTATTGCAAGATCACAGATAAAATCTATTGCAATGGAATTGGATTTAAAAGATGTTTAAAAGAATTTTAGAAACTTTTGAACGTATTGGAAGAGCAAGAGCTGCACACGTTCTTGTACAGCAGGGTTTATACGAAGAAGCAAAAAGAGTTATGTGTGGGAACTGAAAGGTTCCTACCACGCTCCCACTAAAGATAACTTAGCATCCCTCACAGCACCATCAGTATGTCTTACTTCTGGTTTTTGTTTAGGCATAATCGTTGAATTATTTGTTACATTAGTCACGGTGTTTTGTTGCGGTGCATTTATAATGTTCGCAGCTTGTTTTGCCTCTGATGTAGATTTATCCATAGCAGCATTGTCCATCATATTAGACGCTTCTAATTTTTTGTTAGGAACATCACTTGAGAATGATTGTTGTGCAGAAACACCAGAATCAAAATCCATCATTTCTTGTGCAGATGGATTTGCAAATGCATTTTCTTCTTTTGGAGTGATGTTCAATTTGTCCAATTCAGCTTGTAGTTTTTCTATTTCTGCTGCATCTTCTTCTCTACCTTTAGAATCTCTACCCCAATAAACATTTTCACCACCTTCACTTCTGGTAATTCTGTCTTTTGCCTCTGCAATTTTTGACTGAAGCTCTGCTTTTTGATCTTCTGGAGAAATCTCTGGTGCGATTGCACCTTCTTCACCATCAAATGCACCCATATCCTTCGCCATGAGTCCAGCATCAATCGCTGTTGACGCAGCAGTCCCAACGCCTGGGATTATACTAGTAAGTCCAGAAAGTACCTCTAGGCCTGCACCAGAGAAGTCTCCACTAAATGCTCTTTGAGCACCAAATCCCAATCCTGCAATTAAACCAACGCCAGGGATTTTTTTCAATAAAGATTTCCCAAGTCCCTTACTAGCAGTTTTACCAGCAGTTGCGGCGCCCTTTGTGGCGACACTTGCGGCGCCCTTTCCAGTTACTTTAGATGCAAGTCCACTTATTTTCGCACCAACTCCTTTTGCTGGTGCTGTTATTTTATCCATTACTGATGGCATTTTTGGGGGCACTGAAATACTTGGCATTTTTGGAAGTTTGTCGGGTATTGCACTACCAACGCCTTTTATTCTATCAGGCATCGAAGTCATTGTATTTTTTACATTACTCGCAACATTACTTGCAGCGCTTGCTGTTTTCGCCGCTCCAGTTGCAGCAAGTCCTGCTACTGCCCCGCCGCCAAGTTTCAGTGCATTCAATCCAATGTTTTTAATTCCCCCTAATACACCTTTTGCAGCATTCAATCCACCACCAACAAAACTTCTTGCTCTTCCTGTAACCCCAGTTCCTACATTTCTTACAAAATTTCCAAGTCTGCCAAATCTTCCGCCACTTGCCCTATTTACTACTGAACCGACTCGGCCGACACCACTTCTTACCGCTCCTCCAACTCTTGAGAATGCACCTCTAATACCGCCTCTTCCTCTAACGTTACCTCGACCTCTTCTACCTCTTCGTCCATCTCCAACGCCGTCTAATAGGCCGCCTCCGACTCCACCTAACAATCCGTCTAAAAATCCACCCCCATCACCAGAGATTTCATCTAAGTTTCCAGTGTTTTCTGCAATCTGTTCGAGAAGTTTGATTTGTTTTTTCTCTAATTCTTGTTCTATTTTTCTTTCTCTATTAGCTTCTCTTTGATTTTCTAAATCTAATGGAGATGGATTGTCAGAAGTATCCTGCAAGAATTTTAGAAGATTTACTACTTCTTCTAGATATGGACTGTTTTCTCCAAGTTGTTCTTTTACTTCATCTAATTTTGTTGCAGTAATTTGAGAAATTTCACTTGGAGCGGATGCCTCTTCTGTAGATAAACTTTGAACATTTTC